ATTATAAAAACACGAGATTGAAACCTTTTGAGCAATTCCTAGAAGAAGCTAATAAAAAACATGATAATTTTTATGATTATAGTAAAAGCATTTATATAAATTCCACCACTAAGATTAACATAATTTGTCCTATTCATGGGGATTTCACACAAATTCCAAATTCTCATATTTCGGGTCAGGGATGTCCTAAATGTGGTCATTATAAAAATACAAATAAAAAGAACACCGAAGACTTTATTAAACGCTCTACGATTATACACAACAATAAATACGATTATTCAAAAGTTGAATATGATGGTAATAAGAAAAAGGTTATTATAATATGCCCAACCCATGGAGAATTCATCCAAATTCCAAATGCACATTTACGGGGGGCTGGATGTTGGAACTGTAGTGTTGATTATAGAATGAACGAAAAAAGATCAAACAGTAAAGATTTTATAGAAAAAGCCAACATAGCCCATCAAAACAAATATGATTATTCATTAGTTAATTATTATAATAATTATCAAAAAATTCCCATAAAATGTCCTAAGCATGGGATATTCAATCAAAATCCGGGAAACCATTTACAAGGTGCTGGGTGTCCAAAATGCTCTTCAATTGAAAGTAAGTCTGAAACAAAAATAAAATCTATATTAGAGGAAACGGGAATCGATTTTATACAACAAGATAGAACTTTAATCAACCCATTTGAGATAGATTTCGTAATTCCTGATTATAAAATTGGAATTGAGTTTAACGGTATTTACTATCATTCGGAAGATAATGGAGGTAAAAATAAAAAATACCATCTGAATAAAACAGATCGGTGTGAAAAAGAGGGATATCAATTAATCCATATTTTCGAAAATGAATACATACAAAAATATAATTTGTTGAGATTTAAAATAAAATCACTATTAAATAAAAATAAATATCGCATATTTGCTAGGAAGTGTATTGTCCGAGAAATAACACCTCAAGAGAAATGCAGATTTAATAAAAAATATCACATACAAGGGGATTCCCAATCATGTGTTAATTTGGGGTTGTTTTATAAAGAGAGGTTGGTTCAAGTTATGACTTTTTCTAAAAGAAGAAAAGCATTAGGTTCTAAACACGTTAAAGGTGAATATGAACTTTCCAGAATGTCTTCTATGAAAGGATTTACCATTGTGGGTGGCGCATCCAAGCTATTAAAACATTTTGAGAAACATTATAATCCTAAGAAGTTAATCTCTTATGCTGATAGAAGGTGGAGTAAAGGAGATGTGTATTATAAAATGGGGTTTTCATTTATTAGAAACACCCCACCAAATTATTGGTATTTTTATAAAAAACGCGCTGATAAGCCATTACACCACCGATACAAATTCGCTAAACATACTCTTGAAAAACAATTGGAAATATTTGACCCAAATTTAACAGAGTGGGAAAACATGAAAAACAATCATTATGATCGTATCTGGGACTCTGGTAATATGCTATTTGAAAAGGTGTATGATTAATGTAACTCCACATTAATCATAGGATGTCCCAAGGTTCTTAAAATCCGCTCCCCCAAACGCTGGTAGCACTCAATCTTGGAATTGAGATTGGTGGACATGAAAGCGGAAATTGGTTCAACTTGGCAGAGACTCATAGAATTATTTAACAAGATGCTAAATAATAATATGGAATCCAATAACGGCTCAACTTTTTATAATCCAAACACTTCTCGAAATTTCGTAACAACCATTAATACTGGATTGTCCGGATTTCAGTCTTTTACTTGCTCTGAAGTATTGGTAATTAATAGAACTGGACAGGATGTTTATCTATATGATAGTGGTGACACTGGGGATACAAACAGACTTCTAATTTTAGATGATGAGTCAATCGTAATCAGGGGAGTTAGCAATAGTTCCTCTTTAAGTGCTAAAACCGCTACTGGCAGTGGTGATTTATATTATCGCGCATCCAAATTCAGCAATTACAATCAAGGATAATGGCAGGGATACCGTCAATAGCAAATATTAATAGATTTATTGAATCTGGGCTTGGACGTTCTTTAGACCCAGACGCTAAAGGATACATTAATTCAGTTGTCGCTGCTGGTGGGACGGTTAGTGGGACGCAGAGGGCAGCAATCAACACATTCTACAAGACAGGAAAAGCCGATGGCTGGTATTCCTCTCTGAAACGCGTGTATCTGCCAATCTGGGGAGTTGCTGCACCCAACGCCATCGACATGATTGCGAGGGGAAGCGGCACGTTCACGGGCACTGTGACGCACGGAGCGGGATATGTTCAAAGCAACGGGACGACCGGGTATTTCCGCACAGGAACCGCGTTTTCAACAGAAGGGCTAAGCGCGGCTGATGGATACATCTTCGGGCTTCACTACACCGCGAACACCACGAATCCAGCGGTGTGCATCGGGTCGGGAAACACGAACACCTGCTACTACTTCATGACGACCACAACCGCCACGGCGCGTTGGTGCAACTCTGCATCCGGCTCAAGCATCGCCACCACGCGGACAGGAATCTTTTCATTCTCCCGCAAGTCAGGCGTGCGGACATTTTGGAGACGCGCAACAAGCGGCAGGACGGTGCTTGTAACATCTACCGACGCAGACGCCGGAACCATTTCCGCAAGCCCTGTTTTAGCAATGGCGAACAATGGAACCGACGTCGCCGCGACCTTTAACCCGCAGTTTTACGACGACGGGCAAAAGGGTGCTTATGGCTTTGGCCTTGGCCTAACAAACGCTCAGGACTTATCTTTCACGGCATCACTTAAAACACTTTGGGAAACCTGCACCGGACTTACACTACCATGATCGGATTCGTAGTCACTCCAGAACAAGCACAGACGGTCAACGCCGCTATCGCAGAAGCGCAGACAATCCGTGGTATGCCCGTGTTTTGGTTGGCTGGGAGCAACCCGATCTACACTGGAGAACACGCGGGAGAATGCTTTATTCCATGCGACGACGAAACGCTCTCCACACCCCTTATCGGACACCCTCCGCAGACCCCGCAGGACTTCCCTGAGTTCGCCACGATCATTGAATCAATGGGTGGGCTAGATGCTCGCATTGATATTCCCAATGAAGAATTGGTTTCCCCGATTTCAATTGATGAGTAATATTTTGTAATTCATAGATTAAATAATATTATGGATTTTTACGATTTTGTTCAACAACACGCCAATTTTATAAAAATTATTCTAGGGGCGATTGGTGCCATTATATTGACTTGGAAACAACTCAGGACTTTTATTGTCAAAAAATATAAGGAACGTCAGGAATATATTAAATCTCGGAATTCCATACCAGAATCTTTAAAAAATATTCAAGGAACTGTGTCAAATATTGATGATCGTTTAAAAAATGTGGAATATGAAATATCCCCGAATGGTGGGGGTTCCATGCGGGATTCTGTGAAAATAATCAAAGCTGAAATAGAGGCTATGTTTTGGCTCAATCCCAAACCATCGTTTAGAGTTACCTCCAAAGGTCTTAATATTATGGTGAATGAAGCATATTGTAATCTGTGTGCAACATCATCAGAAGAATTGCTTAGATTAAATTGGAAAAATTTCGTGGAAGACGAACATCAACTTGATGATTACATGCGTAGATGGGAGGATTCAACCGATGTATTTTCACAGTTTTCTGGTAAATTAAAATTTAAAAACTCCAAAGGCGAATATATGGGCGAGTGGATTGTGAAAGTCCGTCCTTTGGGGGCAATCGATTCGGGAAACGATTTCCTGTGGCATGGGACAATTTACCCCTTTGATCAGAAATCAAAGGAATATGCCAAGACTTATGGTATTCCTTTGAGTTAAACCTCCGCTGGTGGTGCTTCAGGAACATCCGCTGGTGGTTCTTCCCCTCCTAGATCAGCTTCTTCCCCATCACCTATTGCTGCTGGTCCGCCGCCGAAGTCTGGAACGCCGCCACCACCGCCTCCACCACCCATATCAGGCATACCACCTTCGCCACCACCTTCAGCTTGTTGAGCTAAAAGATTGCGCCACTCGGGACCCGATGACCTGATTTGCTCGATTTCAAACATGTGTTCCGCTTCCACCTTCTTAAAGTGTAGGTTGGCAAGGATATCGGAATCTTTCCAATCCAGATATTTCTTCATAGCATAGATTGTGGATACCATTTCATTACCCGTGATATTATTGAAAGTCTCGATCTTGAGATTGAGCTTCTGGCTCTCCCGCATATCATAGAAATTGGTGGGAACATTGAATTCCACGCGGATATTGTCATCGAACAAATCCCAATCATCGAACATGTCCTTGAACTTGAGGTGTGTGATAAACGCTCTCTTGATACCTTGGGCAAAGCGTTGTTGTTGACGAATGATCATCTTGGCAAACTTCAGTTCTTCCCGAAGCATCTCCGTTCCATCATTATAACCCGTTTCATTATTCAAACGAGAAGTTGGAGTCTTGAGAGAACGATACAATTTCTTGATGAACCAATCCAGAGCATCCAAATTACCATCCGACATTTGACCACCAAATGTCTCAACAGTAGTTGCTTCTTGTCCCTGTCTCTTGGCAAACCAGAACGAATCCAAGGTGGATTGCGGGGCGTATTTCTTGACGATATCCCCTTGGTCGATGTCAAAGGTCTTGGTTGACCAGTATTGGCTCTGTAGCTTGCGTAGGTAGGCTTCCGCTTGAGGAACGGGCAATCTCCCCACATCCACGTTAAAGAGGAAGCGGAGGGGCGCGTGAACCATCCTGTGGATCACCACGGAATCCTCAATCATGGAAAGCTGTCTATAAGCTCTGCGGCAATTCTCAATGAAAGGAATAATAAAATCTTTGGTTTCATTGTATTGCCCACTGTTCACATAAAGGACTTGGTTCTGTTCAAAGGGAATGTATTCGTAGCGTTCCACTTTTTTGTTATCAACGCTGGAAAAGATCGGCTTCTTGTAAATGAACGCTTTCACCAACATCGTCTGGATGTTGTCATATACGGGATCAAATTGTTCGGCAGGAAGATTCTTGATAGCCACAACCCCTTGTTTAATATAATCATCTTTTAGAATCAATTCAAAGAACAGTTCCCCTTCAATGAGAAATTGTCTAAAATAATTCCACCCATTGTCTTCCAGTTCCATCATGGCAACGAAACGGGAGAATTCCTTCTCAATCTCTTCTTTCTTTTCTGATTCCAGATCGGTGTTGCGGATTGTGAGGGTTACAATCTCCCCATTCTCATCCACATTGATCGTCTCATCACAAATCTCATCCATGGCATCTGCCACTTCGGAGTAAGCGGCAATCATGCGGTAATCCCGCAAACGTCCGGGTTTCTCCTCCGAAGCTTGGGAATACATCAAATCCGTAAAGGACTTGTCTTGATAGATGGCGGAAAATGCCGTGTTGTTCCAGTCGTTATTAAGAGCTACGGAATTACGAGCAATCGCTTCCGGTCTGCGTAAACCAATCTTCTGGAAATATTTATATTTTGTATTCTTCGCTTCGTCAGGAGTCTTCTCAATGAAATTCCCACGATTCTTCAGATAGGACTGCATGTTCCTATCAAAAGTGGAACCTTTACCGTCATTACTAACGTAGGATTTATTTGAAGATTGTGTAGAAGAACTGTCGGAACCCGCCATACTTATTATTTAGGGTGAATCTTCAATTATTCAATGAAATCTATTTGGGTATTTCAAAAGTGGAACCATCTGGTAATTGAACTGCTGTTGTGGACGATGGTAACATACCAGTCTCAATCGCATCATATAAAGCATCTGGAAAATATTGTTGTTGATACTCGCTCATCGGAAATTTAAAAGTTACTGGTTCTCCACCACGAGAATATCCCATCAACATTTCCAATTCACCATCCGGCGTTCTGGTTGAAAGATTTCCAAATTCATCTTGCTCCAATTTAACAATACCTGATTGTTCGGAATACATCTCGGTTATGAGATTTGAAATTGCAAGTTGATCTTTCGTGGTCATATTTATATTTAACTATTAATCGCCTTTTTCATACTTTTCAATCATTTCAGCCACAAATTTTGGGGTTATTGGGTGTTCTTTTGTCCACAAAGATTTCCAAAATTTATTATTGTTATAAATAGATAGTCCCCATTCCCCATTTTCATCGTCTTGTTTATTCAAAACCCACCCATACTCAACATCATCCACTGTGATTTTTCTGTGTTTCTTTTTCATTTTAAATCAATTCAGGATTTTCAAAAATATTCCCAATAATCTCTCTATCACATACATCAAGCAACCAACAACCCAATCCACCATTAGATTCAAGAACAAACCTCGATTCGGTATTTTCCCACACAACTTCAAATAGATCATCGATATCCGTAGAACCAAATGATATAATATCACCCTCATAAATCTCAACTTCATTTTTATCGAGAAGACCTGTCCACTGCTGGATGACAAATTCTTCGCTTGGATGTGGTGTGTAAATCTGTCCTGATACGAAATCTCCGTCCATGAAAGCTTTGAACTCCTTATCAACTTTATCCCAAACACGAAATTTAAATTTTCGATTCATGAGATGAGTGTATTCTAGTTTTTAAGAAAATCAAGCGGAACTCACCCACCCAGCGTCATTTGCCGTCACAAAAACATGATTACCCGACAAATCAGCGAAATAATTGGAACTTAGTGCCACTGTGACAATATTATCATTCACCGTAGTAATCACGTTCTCTGGCAATTGATATGCAGAAATCGTGGGGAACTTGGCAGTGTCAATCTCAGTATATACCAATTCGGGAATGTCATAAGCTCCCGACAGATACCATGTATTATTATAATTAAATCGCTTTCCATAGAATTGGAAATTCCTATCGTTCAGTTCCGTGACAACCAGAGAATCCCCTTGGTGAATGCCATTGATGAAATAATTGGTAAATTCGGGATATGCGCTGATTGATACGCTGTCTGTCACCACACCTTCGGCACTGATCGCATCAAAGAGATTGTAATCACAAAAGCGATTACTGACAGGGAGAGCATGGAAGTCAGCGTTCACCACATAGATCGGTGCTTGGGTCTGGTTGTAATCCTTGAACAGCCATCCCTTGACCGTGAAAGAGGTGGAAGCGGAAATTCTCCATTTCACATCAGGAGATAAGTCCTTGGGATTTTCATAGGAAATATCTCCTGACCACTGGATTTCCGAACGAATCTCATCTATGAAAGGCATGTTGAATTTCTCAGGAACTTTCCAAGACACCATGATATATGGGTTACAATTCACCACGAAATTCTGAATGATTTGATCCAAATCCTCCTTGAAATAACAGATGATATTCACTTCCAAAGTGAGATTCACCGGAATTGGTTGGGGGATTTTAGCCATCCGGTTGGTGGAATCCAACTGTTTTCTATAAATGAATTGATCTTTGTTGTGAATGCGGGATGGATCACGCGCCAACGAAGTTTGCTCAATTGTCACCACAGGCAGGGTGAGCGTCTTGGCTCTGTCGCTCAGGTCATGTATAACACGCTGTTTCGGTCCATTGACATAGCGAACCTCAATCTTTTCCTTTGCTTGCCTTGTGCGAGCGTCATAGCGATATACAAAAGCATCGTCAAACGCTGCAACGAACAGGTTGAGGAGTTGGGAATTTTCAAAGAAATAGCTGTAATCGTTCACTACTTCTTATTTAATCAACAAACAAGCCCATCCCGTAGAAGGAGATGGGCTTGGAACTAAACTGGTGATCGAAACCACTCAGTTGTCTCCATTTAAAACGGAAATTCTGGATTGTCAAGAGCATATTGATCTGAATATTTATAAATTACATATTTTTTCAGAACTCTCTTGGTATTTTTCGATCTACGCAGGAGTTCACGAATACCTCCTGATTTGCCGCACCCAAAACAATGGAAAAATTTTGGAGTTCTGGTATGTATCACACAAGATGGTGTTTTTTCGTCGTGGAATGGGCATAAAATGTGAATTGCTCCATTTTTATTCTTCCACCCTATGGAAGTCTTTGATTTTTTCCAATCCGATCTTGAAGTTGATAATTCCAAATTCATGGCATATTCTCAGGAACGGAATCTGAGTAAATCCCATCCTTTCGCCTCTCCCACCCACCTTTCAAATCAATACCATAGAAAGCGATGGGGTATTTGATCCATTTCTTATTATACCAATATGGATTTTTACCAATTTGCCATTTCCAGAGTGATCCATATTT